ATTGCTTCTATTCTATACAGTCGTTTGTCTATAGCTTCATACCTACTCGTACATGCATCTACATGGTCATCAATTTTTTGATTTACTACACTTGTAGTAGGTTTAGGCATGATTACTCCTTAGTTATATTTGTGTTACAGAATCCCTAGAGGTATGACTTGCAGCACTTGTTGATGCAGTTCCTCTAGTGCAACCTGTAAGATTTGTTCCATCAACTCCAGTATAAGTAATTTTTTCATCATTGATTTGTACAGTACCAGACGCTGTAAATGGGTTTGTAGTACCAACAGGAATAGTTGTTACAGAGTCATTAATATCAGATGTAAGGCTATTGACACCTTTAAAATCTGTATTGGCTGACCATGCAGAACCATCATGTTTGTATTTCCAACCCCACCAATCTGATTTAGCATCTACGTCTGTATGCAGTGTTGCATTACTTGTAGTACAATCTGATATAATAAGTTCTGGCGTACCACCTTCACTAATTGTTGTTTTGTCAGAACTAATATCTATAGTTTTACTATCTGGATAATAATAAAGACTTACATTGGTATCTTTTCTTACTATTGTTTGCATTTGTTTTCTCCTTATTCACTAATTAATAATTTTGTAGCTGATAATGCCTTACCTGCTACTGTTGTTACAGTACCTGTATAACCTGGTACTGAACTATCTGCACTTGTAGCCAAACTTCCATCTGACTGTACAAAATATTTTTGTCCTGGGGTAAGACCACTTTGTTGAGCATCTATTTGCCCAAATGTTGCAACTTCAGCTTGGGCATCATCTGCAACTGTTTTTGTTGCAATGCCTAAATAGTTTTCTGCGTCTGTTGCCATATTTGTAGTTGTCTCACTTCCTTCTACAGTAATAACTTGATAATATATGTCATTGTTACTATTTTCTTTAAATACTATAACTGCTCGTTTAGTATCAGGATCATAAGCTCCTGCTATAGTACTGTGAGCAGTAGTTGTTTCTATAGCTCTGTCTGTTCCCATTGTAAGTGTTGTACCATCTATAGTTACAGGTATACTATTAATATCTACGCTGTCATCACTATATACTATAACAGGTACACTTTCGTAAGCAGTAAATACATTTGGTTTAAGAATAGGCTGTGAATCAAACACAACATTTCCTGCATACCCTGGAGCAGTTCCTGCGTTATTAACTAATGTAGCATCAGTTCCTGAACCACTAGTTTTAACAGCAAGAACTTCACCATCACTTGATCTATCAAAAGCAACGACATGAACATCTTTTCCAGAAACATATGAGGCACTACCAGGATGAGGATGAGCACTACCACCATCATTAAGAGTTCCTACTTGACTACCAAAACTTATATCTGTACCACTTATAGTACCTACTTTAGCATAAAGGTCTCCTGAAGCATTTCTGTAAAATACCACTACTTGTGAGCTTGCGGTATCATAACTCATAGCAATTCCTGCATCAGAACCTGTAATTGCTGATGTTCCTGAAGAACTATTTACTACAACTGCAGTACCATAGCTTATAGTAGTTCCTGACGCTGATACTACTCTTACTTCAGGATAACCATTTCCTTGAAGATAAAGCACTACCCATTTATCTTCTCCTACATTAACTGCGTCTACCCCATAAGGATCACCAGTAAAAAAATTACTACTAGTTCCTGCAGAAGTAGTAGTTCCTGAACTGTTTGTAAATATAAATCCTTCTGCTTGGCTACCATTATAAAAACCACAGAATGTTTTATAACTTCTAGGATCATATGCTATTTTTATATTGTCTCCTGAACCTACACTTGTTCTTACATCAGTAGAACCCCAAGTAACTGTATTTGTAGTCCCACCATTTACTGTACCATGATGTATAACTAATTTACCTGTACCACTATCTATCTGTGCTACACACATTTTATCTGTATATGTATTATACGCTATATCTCCTGTTTTATTAGTTCCTAGAGACACTTGAGCAGATGAACCTTGAGCAAAAGAATAAGTTGTAGTATCTTCTGCAATCATTTGGAAATCACCATCAGATTTTACTTGTACTGGTTTACCTGCGGTTATTGCACCATCAGCAGTACCATATAAATACCCTTCGTTTTCTAATAATTGTATTTCTGTTGCTGAGATAGCTCTACCAAGATATTGTTCTCCTGTAGTATTGCCTACTAATCCAATAGTACCTGCACCATTTGTAAAGTAGTGATTGCCTATAGTAAGAGAAGATTGGTTTTCATTAACACCACCAGGTATATTAATTTTACCTGTAGATGTATCTGATATGGATTCTGCAGCTATACCTAAGTAATTTCCATTGTCTAAGTTTGATGTTGTAGTTGTTGCTAAATATCCACTACTATAACTTACTTTATTACTACTACCAGTGTCTCTAACTCCAACTAAAACACCTTTTCCTGAACCATAACTTAAAGAGTTATTTTCTATCGCTACAGCACTACTAGATGCAGCAGTACCACTTGCTACACTAAACGATGAAGCACCTGGCGTAATAAGTTTATTAGTTAGATAATTTGAATTATCATCATCTTTATACCAAAATTGTATTTTACCATTATCAACATCCATTTCTACATCAAAAGCATCTCCGCCTGAGCTATAATCCCAAATAGTTCCTATTCCTGCAAAAGATATAGCATTAGTACCTGAATTAATAGTACCTATAGCACCTTTTACTATACCATCATTATTATTATCATAAGCAAGAAATACTTTATCATTTGTTGTATCATAGGTCATAGATGCAATCTGCGATCCTTCTGATTCTACTATACTGTCTGCACCTATAGTTATAGTTGGGTTAGAAGCAGTTCCTCCTGATTGAATAACATTAGCTGTCATGTAATCTGAATTACTGCCATCCATATACGCAAACACTCCTCTATTTGTGTCTGGATCATATATTATATCACCTCTAGCACTTACAAAATTACTTACATGCACAAGAGTGCCAATTCCCACAGAGGTATATGTACCATCACTTGTATTATGTGACACCGCTTTAACATAAGTGTCTCCATTATTTTGACCTCCACTATAGGCTATAAGCACATAGTTATTGTCTGGATCATAGACTGATGCATGCCCAGTAACATTACTTCCTGTATTTGAATTTATCATTACATGAGTTAGATCTTCATCATCATCATCAAATGCTATAAGAAGTTTTCTATTGTCTTCATCATAAGCAATAGCATTACGTCTAGGTTGCCCATCTCCAGTTATAAATTGAAAAGTAGTTCCAAACATAACACCTGTGCTATTATCTATATTAGCAAACAGAAAATCTCCTCTACCATTAGTTTGATTATTAAAAGCTATTAATACTTCTTGTCCAACAGGATCATAATGAGCTGCTATATATGTAGTAGTAACATCACTAAACTCTGCCACACTACCAAAAGATACATCTGTACCACTTATTGTCGCAGTCAATGCTTGACCATGCCTACTACCATCTATATCAGCGTAAGCTATAATAAATTTATTACGCTTTTCATTATAAGCGACTGCTAAGTAATCTGTATGAGCAGTTGTAAATGTTGCTTCAGTACCAAAAGCTATAGAATTATCTGTTCCACCTGTAATTGTTGCTACTCTTGCTTGACCGTTAGTAGAACCATTGTTATACACAACAAGTATTTTATTCGTATCTGTGTCATATGCAGCAGCTAGTGGAGCATCATCATTACCACTACCACCTGCAGAGTCAATTTCTCCAGATTCAAATGTTGCAATAGATCCAAAGGCAATAGAATTAGTCCCTGAAGTAACAGTTCCTACAACAGCTTTACCTTTATTACTGTCTCCTGCAGAGGCATAAAAAATAGCAACTCTATCAGTATTAGGATCTTCTACAATACATATTGAATCAGCTGTATCTTGAAATTGCACTTCAGTACCAAAACTTATTGAATTAGTTCCTGCTGTTACTGATCCTACAATAGCCTTACCTTCAAAACTGCTATCACCATACGCTATAACTACTCTACTTGTACTAGAATCATATGCTATATTTTTAGCTGTCTTCATATGAGTATGTCCAGAGTTAAATACAACAGGCGTACCATAAGTCATAGCTCCTGTGCTTGCATTAGAAAACACATGTACTACTGCTGTTCCGTAAAAACTATTTGCACCATCTTCATAAACTGTAACAAATCTGTCAGAATTAGTGTCATATGTAATAGCTTTATGATCTACTGTACCTGACGCTAACTCTGTTGCTGTAGCTGCAGAAGGATACCCTCCCCATACTGTTTCAGCAGCAAATGTTAAAGTTGTCCCAGATATAGAGGCACTTCTTATACCTGAATTTCCATCTGAAGGTGTATAACTAACATGAACTCTATTAGCTCCTGAAGTTATTCTAGGATTATGGTCTAGAGCACTAGATTCAAAAACAACTGGACTTCCCCAAGTTAGCGTGCCATTAGACCATGTGCCTGCAACTGCTGTTCCATAATTACTGTTAGAAGTATCTCTATAAGCCATTACAAATGCTCCAGAGTTAGATTCATAAGTAGTAGCAACAGGATAATCACTAGTATCAGAATCATCCATAGTTGTTAAAGTCTTTGCAGTGAGACTAGTATCTGTGGTTGTTGTTTCTTTAACTTGAGCTGCTTTACCTGCACTAGTTAATACAGTAGGCTTACCTGCAGTAATTGCACCATCTGCAACTTTATCTACTGTTCCTCCACCTGCTTGATCTACCCAAGATAAAGCATTAGAACCATCTGTTTTAAGAACTTGGTCAGCACTACCATCTGCATTAGGTAAGACCCATACTTCATTAGAAGATATAGCATCTGGAGCTTTAAAGCCTACATAGTTTGCACCATTAGCTGCTAACTCTTGGAATCTAAGTTCTGTACCATTTCCTGTACCTGTGCCATGAGGTGCAAAACTTATACCACCTGCAGCTACAACTGCTGTAGTGTCATTACCATCTTCGTCATATTCTATGCTTACATCTTGATCTGAACCAAGATAAATTTTCTTATCATCTGCAATATATAGATCACCCCATTCAAGAGATGTGCTACCTAAATCAGCACCACCTGAAGCATCAGGCACAACAGAAGTTTCTGCTGTAAATATATTTGTTCTAATTCCAGAAGTACCATTATCTATAGCACCAAATCCTGAAGTAATAGAACCTCCATCTAATGCTCCTGTAGATGTTATATTAGTTTGTGCTGCAGTCGTTAAAGTACCTGCTACATTTGTACCACTTACTGTACCTGTTGTTGTTATGTTAGAAGAACCTACATCAATAGCACCAAAACCTGAAGTTATAGAACCACCATCTAAAGCACCTACAGAAGTTATATTTGTTTGAGCAGCAGTTGTTAATGTACCTGCAATGTTACCAAAAACTACATTACCTGCTGTACCACTAAATACTTCTGAGTTGTTTGTAGCATCTGGTATAAATGTAAATGCACTTGCAGAATCATCATAACCAAAGAAACCTACTTTAGCAGCAGAACCTGTATGATACCTAAACTCAATACCTCTGTCTTTATTGTCATCAGATCCTGGAGCAGTATCACCACCTAATGTAAAAATAGGATCATCTATAGTTACTGTTGTAGAGTTTACGGTTGTTGTAGTTCCGTTTACAGTTAGGTCACCTCCTACAGTTATATTATCTGTAATAGTAAGAGAATCAACAAAAGCGTCTTTCCATCTAACACCTGTTGTACCTAAATCTACATCACTATCTGTCTGTGGACCAAATACACCATCGGCTACATATACTTGTTCTGCATTAGCTGCATAAAAATGTATTTCGTTAGCTGTTTCAAAATCAATTTTAGTTTCGTTATCTTCACCAATTTTAAGATCAGTAGCCAGTATAGATGTAATACCTGTTTGTGCAGCATCTATAACTAAATCAATAGTGTTATCACTGTCTTGGTATGTTGCAGTAATACCTGTTTCAGTATTACTTGAGAACATTCCCCCTGCTGTGTCTGATATAGTTTCAGCAAGAGTTACACCACCAACTGTAATTGCGTCAGCTTCTACAGTACCATCAAAATAAGCATCTTTAAACTGTGCTGTACCTGAACCTAAATCTATATCATCATCTGTTACAGGAAGTATTGCACCATTAGTTATTTTAACTTGATCAGCACCATCTGCTCTAAATATAATAGTATTATCTGTAGCAAAATCTATGTCATTATCAGCATCTCTACCTATTACTAAACTAGCATTTAGCATAGATGTAACACTCGTTACTGCACCTGATAATTGAGAATCATCAGCCCAAGATATAGTACCTGAACCATCTGTTTTTAATATTTGGTTAGCTGAACCATCTGATGTAGGTAATGTCATAGAAGTAGAACCAAAACCTATTGCATCAATATATGCCGTGCCATCTACATATATGTCTTTTATTTCTTTAGAAGATGTACCAATATCTACTGTATTATCAGTTACAGGAACTAATGCACCTGCACTATTTAATTCTAAATACTCTGTTAGTGTACCATTTAAAGATGTAGAGAAAACTATTTTAGCATCTTGTGTTGAAGCAGTTGCAGTAAATGATTGTTCTTTCTTAACTGCTATCTTAGCAGCATCTACTGTGTTACCGCCTGTATCTTCTAAATCAAATCTAAGAGAAGCTATGCCTGTTGTGTCAGCAGCATCACTTTCGTTTCTAAGAACAAGAGCTACAAACTCTCCATCATTGTCTTGTGTAGCTAATAAAGAAGCACTACCTACTGGTTGAAATTTTATATCTTCGCCAGAGCTACCATAAAAATAAAAACCATTTACATTTATATTACCTGCAAGTTGTGTAAGACCTTCAGCAGAAGAAATAGAATCATCTACATATGCTTTTCTTGCAGCATCACCATCGGCAGTAGGTGCAGCAAGACCAGTAACTTTATTACTGCCCATAGCTAAATCACCACTCATTGTAGTAGCAGCAAGTGTGTCTATATTAGCTGTGCCATCAATATATAAGTTTTTAAATTCTAAACATGATGTACCTAAGTCAATATCATTATCAGTTACAGGTTTAATAGCACCATCGGCAAAAGTAACTTGAGCAGTACCTCCTGCAGTAAATGACATTTCATCTGTGCCTGAGAAGTATAGACCTTGGTTTGTATCGCCTGTGTTTGTAATAACTGGAGCAGAAGCTGATCCATCTGGTAAAGATAATACACCTGCAGATAATGTAGCACCTACATGTATTTCAAGAGTATCTACATAAGCAGTTCCATCAATGTAAAGATCTTTAAATTCTAGTGAGCTAGTTCCTAAATCAATATCACTATCTGTTACAGGAACGATTGCTCCATCTTGTATTCTTATTTGTTCTACAGCAGAAGAAGATACTTCAACAAAGAAACCATGTCTATTATTAGATGTGTCAACAACTATTTTATTTAATGCATCTACGTCAGCTATTAAACCTACATATGCACCTTCAGTAGAAGAACCATCGTGATTATGGCCTCCACTAAATGCAAATGCTGCTAGTATTGCATCAAACTCACTGTTAAGTGGGGCTGCTGTAATTGTTTCCCCATCTTGTATACTACTAGAACTTTGTCTTGCGTATCCTGTCATTATCTTACTCCTGCCTCTCCAAATTGTACTGCAAACCCATGTATGGTATATGGGTTAGCACTTGACACTGTAACAAATTTAAATTGTATAGCATGCCCTGATCCTTGTATGGCTTGTCTTATAACCGGTTTTGTAGCACCACCATAAACAAACCCTGCTGTATTATATGCTGTTTCGGTATCTCTATATTCAGCATAACCACCAGTTGATGCTATTGTATAATCATTAGGACTTGCATAATCAGAATCTAACCAATCATAATCTGCTGTCACAATAAAATTATTATCACCTTCTGGCCTAGTAAATACAGTAACCTGTGAAAATACTTTTCTTTTTTCTGTATTACCAAAATCTAAAAACGGAGATACATATGTTGCATAAACATTATCGTCTTGAAATGTACCACCTTGTTCTTGTCTATATACGTACCCACTATGATCTCCATGAAGTACGTATTCATCATCTCCTACAAAACCACTAACAGCACAATTAGCTTGTATACCTCTTAACTCGCTAAATTCCCAACCTGTTCTTTGATCTGATGTACGTAAACCTCCTAAAAATCCTGATGTGTTTACTGCGGTAAGAGTAGCCTTACCAAACATATATCTGAATTGAGATTTCTCTCTTACAACAGTACTACATAATTGTTCATTTGTAAAGTTAATATCATATAAGTTTAGTACTTGTTGTATTGGTTTTGATATAGTTGCTAACTCAACGTCACCTATTCTTTCTGTTCCTTGTACTGTTCTTATACCATCTGGAGCAAGAAATATAACATCACCACCTATTTCTTGAATGCTATCACTTGCAACACAACCTACACTATTAGATACTTCTTGTATTACAAAAGAATTTATGCTGTCTCCAGATAATCTTCTTATATCGTTTTTACCAAATATATATAGATTATCTCTAAATCTTTTTATTCCTGTAATGTCAAAACCAACATTAACACTACCTGCACCACTTGCTGCTGTAAAATCACTATCGCTATTTGGTGCAGTAAATACTAATAACTGAGGTGATTGACTCATCCCTGCAAAAAATATTCTATTTTTAAATGCTTCTGCAAAACTAGCATTATCTACATCTGTTGAACCATTTAATTTAGTCCAAGAAGTATCAACTAACCTCATTGGATAATTAATACCATCTGTTAATATTAAACTTTTATTTCCTGTTACAGAATGATTTAGTCCTCTAATTCTAACTACGTTAGTAGCAGATTGTCCTGCAGTTAAACTGACGCTTGACCACCCTGCACCTGCAACATATTTAAGAACATCATAATCTGTTCCTGATGATTTTTTTCTTGCTGCATATATTACATCATTATATATAAACAAACCTAAAATAGCTCCTGTTCCTGCAGGTCTATTGTATGTAGCATCTATATACTTGTAACCACTTATTCTTCTATAACCACCAAAAGGTGATACTTCAAAATTAACTAATCTAGTTGCTGCTCCAGGTAGATTATCACTAAGAGTTAAAAAATCTTCGTTAGTGTATAATCCTCCTCTGCATGGTATTTTAAGTGTTGCAAGCCTATCAGTCATTTATTACATTAGAAACACGAGTGTCTCTTATCCTTATATAACGATTAATCAGTATCTGACGCATCTTTTCTATTCCGTCTGTAAATAGTTTTTTACTTAAAGATGCTAATTCTACATTATCTCTCATCATATAAAGATGATATACAGCCCCATCTATTAATACATTTTTATATTGATTCGGTGTTTCTGGTACATCCCCATGTAAATCAAGTTCGGTAGCTGTTTTAAAATATGTATATTTCAATACATATGCTTTATCTGGTGTAGGGCTTACACCTATCTTATAGTCTGGAGTTAAATATACGTATATAGGAGTATCGTAATCTCCTGAATCTCTTTGTTCATCTCTTTCTTTATACCTGTCTACGTATTCTTGATAAGAAAGAGGTATTAAATGTGTTTCTTCTACATTAAGTGTATCGTCTCTATCTATTAGTACAGTATCAATATCTATACTTAAATGTCCTGATGTTATACTATACTCATTTGTTCCTGCGGTTAATGTCTGACTAGTTGTAGCATAAGCAAAAGGCCACTCTTGTTCAGACATAAAAATATCTCTTTGTGAATTGTTTATAGCATCTTGTGCTAATTTTTGTATTCCTGTAGCAGTAGGAAAAGTTGACGATGTTAATTCAACTTCGTTCAACCTTCTTAGTACTTCATTTGTTGTTGATAAATATGTATATGCCATATAATAAATAGTAGGAAGGACAAGAAATACTTATCCCTCCTACTCCTAGAAAAATATTTATGCTAATAGATCTCTATCTGCTACAGTTCTTCCTGTTTGTTGAGAAGAAATGTCAGCTAGGACTGCATAAACTCTAAGTACGCCACTAACGCATGCTGTATCAGTTGCTGCAATTTTTACATCAATAGTATCTGCTGTAGATATTAAAGCTGTATAAGTATTTGCTGCACCTGTGTTCACAATATTAGCTTGACCATTAGTGCCTGCTGCAAGGTAGCCAGTTGATGATAAATCACCACCGTCTACAATGTCATCGCCTGCTGCGAAGTCAATATCAGCAGTGGCAGAGCCACCTGTAAAAGCTGTAGTAACTTCAGCACCTGCTGCAACAACAATAGTATTAGCAGGAACTTCTAGTAATTGAAAAATATCGCCACTAGCAACATTAGAAAAAGTTCCTTCTGATACTAGTTTAGCAACGTCTAACTCTTTTTCAATTACATATGCTCCTCTACGATTACCTGGTAGAGTTGCTGTTGAGTCAGAACTAACGCCTGTAGTGGATTTAGCTGTTAAATCATAAGTT